CCTGAGATTTAACAAACGGATGACCAGCATTTACATCCTGGTTGCCGTAGTCTTTCTTCTGTGGTGTGTTAGTTTTGAACTCATCAGCGACGGTAGGGTCAGCGACGACAGTTGCAGGCATATCCTGAGGATTGCCGCGACCATCTTTGGTTCCCTTATTTTCTGCATGTTTGAATCCTCGGAATGCACCAAGGACACAGGGAAGTTGTGCTTCATCCCCGTCGAGAAAGAACCCCATGACAGTAGCGCCAGGTTGCAATTCACACGTTGAACCTGCGTTTTTAGTCTGAGGTCTATCGTTTGGTAGGAGTACAGTTGCCCATGGAAGAACTTCTCTTGGCATTTCTTCAAGATATGCCGCTGATCCATCCTCACCAACTTTTGCTTTTGTATACCAACCAAAGATACGAACTTTGACCCTGCCTAATTGAGCAGGGTCATTGTTATCTTCGACCTCACCTACCCACCATTGGAATCCATCTCTTCCTGCAAAACCAGTATTAGTGCCCAGCATTATATTTGTGTGAAATCTAAGGTCCGTACATTATTTAGTCGCTGAAACTGAAACATTCCTTCCTCTGGCAACTTGCCCCAGGCAAACTTACCAGTTTCTAGATTGTATCCAGTATCAAGTGATCTATATGTCTGACCGTTGAACTGGACTTCGCTGACCACCTTTGTATCCCGTAGGATACAGTCACCATCTAACTCACCGAACCACCATCCATCAAAGTATCCAAATTTCCACGAGCAACTTGGTTCGTTGGTGAGTAGATTAGTTGACTGCGTGAAGACAGTAACATCATTTTCATAAGTTAGATTAACTTGAAAATGACGGTAGGGGTTGTCTTCACCTTGGTAATTATACCAAGACTTCATATGAAGTGTCAAGGGTGCAACTTTTGTGTACAAGATATTAATCTGTGGCCACTTAGTTGGATTGGACTGTGCCTGTTTCTTATTCAGGTAATGTCCACATAACATTCTCTCAAATAAGGTCATACCATCCAGTCACAATAATCTTCTCTTCATTAGGCGCAGGCAGACCTTTGTGCATATGTGTCCAATCTGCTGGCCAAATAAGGGTCAATCCCTTGACAGGTTTCACCTTACATTGCTGTGTCTCAAAATATGTCTCTCCTCCTTCTTCTACATCATTAAGATAGGTCATCCATGCCATGATTCTATTAGCACACTGTGGATGATTGCTTCCTCTTTCACAATGTAATTTCTTAAATCCACCATCAGGCGGATACCATTGAATGTTGAAATCTTCTACCAAGTCCCATTGGATTGTTTTAAGTTGGGAGTAGAAGTTACAGTATTCAGTTGTAACTGTTGCTAACTGATCAATATAGTTTGTGATACGACGATCTTTCAGATATCTAGGAATCGTTAGATCCATAGAATCCTTAATGTTCTTATCTATACCGTTACCGTGATGCCCAGGTTCAACTTGTAGATATGTGCATTCTTGATAAAACTCTATCAGTCCATCACATACAGAAGGATCTATTTTTCCACCACCGATGAAACTATAAGGGGCATCTATATCCAAGTAATCCATAAAGCTCTAAGACTGCCCTTTCAACCCTGACAGTGTTGATTATAATGATTTATTGAGGTCTTGTCAATCGTCGTAAACTTTGCACTCAGGTTCAGACGGATTGGCGTCACAATACAGTTCTAGGCAGTTGGGATCGTGGTGATCATTTGGATGCTTTTCTTGATATGCTTCCAGTTGTCCCAATTCATCTTCAAGGTGGCGGCGACGTTGTGCAGAGATTTGGGGATTTGAAAGTTCTTCCTTATCTGCATCAATGTGCTGTTCGATACTGTCCATAATTGGTTAGAGGAGTATGATATATTTATTTACCAGTAGGTACTGAGTCACGGCAGAGATATAATTCCGATGTGATTCCGTCCTTTCTATATGTATGCTTCAATCCCTTGATCAGATATTTCCCTGAGAAAATCTTGTCCTTTTGCACACGACGAGCATTGTCTTGTTTTGCCTTCGGCATTCTAATTTCAATAACTCCTCCACAATACAGTGCAGTATTACCAGAAATGCTGACAGTTAATGTTTGAGTATTGAGAAGATTCCAACGCTGCGTTGCATATGACTGTGCAGACAAGAGACTAGAACTTTGCTCATCGGCACCACCGTTGGGTGAATTGTCCTCCATGTGTGTGAACTGTGGTAGAATTACAAACTTCTGTCTTGTTGGGTGATTGCTATCAAATTCTTCAATGAAATTCTTGTCGTAAGGAAATCCCTTATTGAGTGTAGATGCTTTGGTAAAGATACCTCTCAGTTTAGTGATGATAGGACCAGATATTGTTCCTGATGGTTTGCTGCTAGAAGTAGATGCCCCAGGTTGTGTGATGTAACTATCTGTGGGTTGCGCTAGATTGATACCAATGGTTGCAGTTTGATATACACCCATCCTCATCTTTTCCAGTTGATTGGATCTATCTGGATATGCTACTGTTTCAATCTTGAATGCATTTGCCTCAGAGTCATTATCTTCTACGTTCTTCTGTGCGTATGTATAGGTTGCTAGTTTTTCCCCCTCGCACAATTTATCAATGGATGTGAAATGGAATCCATCTCGATTCTGGTAAAATAAGAATCCTGATTGTTTCCTACCAGCATTCTTTGAGTTAGTGGTGGTCTTTTTCTTTCCAGTGCTACCACTCGTTCTGGTGACTTTATCAGTCAAATATGAAATAACATCAACAGGTCTCCAATTAGGAGATACCACATTGATCTTAGAATAGTCCTCTACGTTGACTCTGTTGTTGGCAATCTTCAATTGCTCTTTGAGCATTCTTTGAACAACATTGTCCTTACCATTCTGAGGACCATACATTCCAAATGCTCTATTGGTTTCATTGAAATACATTGCTTCATCAGCAAAGTGGAGAAGATACATCTTGGATCTTTCTCTTTTGACTACACTGCCAATCTTGTACAGTTTCATCTTTGCCTTGATTGTTGCCTTTTTCTTTCCCTCACTCTTGGCAGCGAATGATTCAAACTCAATCTCAAACTTTTCCGATCCATACAGTTGAGAATCCAATCCAATTGAATCTAGAATAGCAATATCTAATCTTGCAAAAGGACAGTCAATAGATTCATACCAAGTAAACTCACCGATCAGATCGACAATGTTCTGCTTAGTTTCTCCACCATTGCCATCCGAGACGAAGAGATCTGCCTTAGTTAGTTTGTAGGACTTGGAATCAGACATTATGCGATGTTAACAGGTTGTTGGAAAATATCAGCAGTTAGTCCAAATCTGGGTCTAGCATAGATATTTGCTGGGATATCATATGCTACTGCGGGAAGGTCAACTTGGGGTTGAACATCTCCTGGTCTTTGTTTTGTTGCTCCAACAGGTGCAGCAGTGCTAGATGTTAGTGTTGTTGTATCTTTGTCGGCATTTGCCTTCTCTTCATCTTCTTTGTTTTGTGCTTCTGCTAATCTGTCACCAGATGTGTTGATCTTTGCTCCTGTCATGGGAGCAGCATCTGCTACATATTTATCGAGAAGTCCGATGTTATCTTGAAGTTGCTGCAAGGGATCTTTCTGCTCCCCACCACTTGATCCGCCAGAAGATTGACTGTCAGATGCAAGACTAGAACCACTATCAGCAGCAGCAAGATCGGGAATCTTACCTGATGTAAATGCAGCACGAAGTGCATCTGTATACTTTGTACCCTTTGTGCCGAAACCATCAGCACCTACGTTACCTGTTGCCAACCAATCAGCAGCACCACCCCATCCTTGGTTATGTGCATATCCAAGAGTTTGAAGTTTTTGGAGCAATGACTTCTTCTTATATGCTGGACTCTTCGCCATCAATAGTTTATGGTTGGCGATTGTATATCCCGCAAAGATTTGCTCTTGGAGATCAGCATTCTTTCTATATGATGCACGTTGTGATGCACCATGACCAGGATCAGGAAGACCAATATTACGCGATCCATCAGTCTTGGCAGCAGCGCCCATCTGATACTTACCGTCGTAGTGACCACCACTACCACCAGCAATATCATATTTACCACCAGACTCAATCTTAGCGATTGTGCCTCTAAATATATCCCAAGTCTTCTGATCGGCACCCAGGGCAGACTTCACCTTGTCATAGGGAACCTTACCGCCTGCTGCTCTTCCGAGGATTCTACCACCTGCTGCTTTCATCATTGCCTGAGCATCTGCGGCATAACTACCCACAGTACCCAATGCCTTGGAGAAGTAACTCACCATACCCTCTTGACCCAAATACTGCTTTGTTGGATCAAGACCAGCAGATTCAGAAGTACCATTACCAGCAGAACCATTTGCTGCTTGTGTTGCACCTGTCGTGGATTGGATTGGGGCAGATCCTGTCTCTTCAATAACAGTGGAGTCTCCACCCATGTAACCTCTTGCTTTGGCGCGAAGGATGTTACCGCCAGAACCTTTCGCACCATCCTTAGTCAGGTGCCACAAGTCCCAACGTGCGCCATCACCACCCCATGCAGTAGGTCCATAGTTGTCATTGCGAGGCAGTTGACCATCCTTACCAGAT